TGTTCTTCCATTAAATCGATACCGCGTTTGCCAGCTTTAATGGATTCTTTTAAGGACTCAAGATCATTTCGAACTATAATTAAAATAAAAGCGTGTTTATTATTCTTGCATAGTTAAGATTCGTACCTCCACGGGTAACCATAGTACCCTTTTCAATAAAATCATTTTCTTTCTTACCTGTTCAGTTATATCTTCTGTTTGAACCCTACAATAACCAGATGCCATTTGTGGAGATCCTCTTGATATTTCCATATGAGCTCTACCATTAATAAATGTCTTTGCTTGAGCCAATCTTAATTTCTTTTTGAACTGAACATATCCTTGAAGATGTGGTGTATTAGAATCACCAATTTCACGTCCATATATAATATAATTAAAATGCCCGTGGTCAAACATGGTATCCAATTTCACCTCATCCGCCGATGAGTAATTATTAATTGTAAAACACCAGTTTTTCGCAGCAGACATTTCTGATATTCATAAATTTCGGTCTGCTTATATATGCGTGTCGGAGTTTTAATTATCATCAAAAACATATCCGACTCCGCACCGATGATCAAAAACAAAGTCTCCGAGCATCGGTCTAGCCCATGGTCTTTTGTGCCATGTGCCAAGGTGGGGGTAATACTGGGATGTGCCAAGGTTCAACCTTGGAACATCCTTACCCCACCTTGCGCAATGGATTCGCGACTCGCGTTAAATCGCATAAAAAAAAGCGCAGCAAGCTGCCTTTTGTTTGTGGAACTAGAATTGGAATCAGGTCATACGCTCCGCTAGGCACGTAAACGTTTTTCGCCTCTGGCAGCATTAATAAATTTATTAAGGGTATACTGGATACTCGGCTTGTAATATAACAGGATTAGTAAACTTATTATCAGCTAAACTAGTAACTGCAGTCCATACATCAAAATTAACTTCAACTGCTATAGCAACAGATGAATTAGTACTGCCAATTACTTTCTCCAAATGCATAACCTGAGTATATCCTTTATTCTTTTCATATCTCATTGCATTACCTATTAAAGCTCCTGTACATAACAGTCCCATCAAATAGTGAAACGACAATTTATAATGTTGATTTAAAATTGACGTCTGAATAGCACCAGGATTAAGTCTTAATTTACCTGACTTAACACAATTATATAATTCATAAGGCTTAGCCGGTTCAGACGGCTTACTAAACACACTATTAGCAGCTGTTTTCTGAATAAATTCGCCAGAATTTAATAATTGATCGGGTGTAGATTTTGTTATACCATCAAACAATATAATATCATTTGATCTATAAAAACTGTCAGGTCCTATACCTCTAAGTACTCTTCGATTAGACTTATTAAAAATATTATTTCCCTTACATTTATATAAATATCCCTGCAAAGGTACATTATCAACATCATCCGCTTCATCATTTCCAGTTACATTAACTGTACGATTTTGAACTTTTAAAGAACTTTTAACCTCGCATTCTACGCTTAAAGATCTCAATTCCTTTGAATAAAATTGATATATAGCATTTGTAGGTGGAAAAGCAGGAATATATGTAAACATACTATATCTAATAGTTTGACTTTCACCAGTTGAATATAAAAGCTTAAATTGATCAAAAAATCCAGCAGCAATATCTTCAAAAGTATTATTTGCAGCTACTTGAACATTTAAAGTACCTATAGTTTCAGCTTGCCAATCAGGATAATAGGTAATTTTAAATACATCACCTACATTAAATTTATAACCTTTTGCATTATCCGATACAGAATCCGTAAAATCTTTAATATCACACACACGTGCTAAACAATGCTTAACCAACGCACGCATTACGTTCATCATAATTGTTTTAGTAGGCATACTTGTATGACCAATTTGAATAGCTTCATATCTATCATTTAAAGCTTGATCTGTTTTACTAGTAAACCTTATTTCTTGACATTGCCTAACTCCTTTATTTTGTAAACCTAAACGTGTTAATTGTTTCTTACCAGGGTTTTTTCCTCTCTTAATTCTCCTTGTCTGTTTTCTACTAACTTTTGTAGTAGCTTTAACCTTTCCTCCTAAATATGAACTACGCGAAGTTGTTCGTTTCATTTTCTGACTTTTAGCGCGTTGAATTGTTGGAAGCATTACAGGACTCTTAGGTGAAGGAGTTGCCATACCAGCTCCTTCTGCTGCAGCACTCAATAAAGGCCCAATACTTTCCAACCCACGCAATAACTGTGTAAAACGACTTCCACTAGAAAATCCAGAACTAAAAATTGGATTACTATTGCTTCTCCGTCTCTTATTAGGTGTAATATAAGACATTTTATTATTTTTTTAAATAACGCGTATGTCCCATCTATCGTGACTTAACATAGCGCGATCTGGTTCAAAGTTTGAAAACACGACCACGTGAGGCGTGTTAAATTTGACATTTTTAGATTCATATTTAGTAGAATAAAATTGACCATTTTTAAATGACTCCATTACGTCATACTGCACATATTCTTGTTTCATTCTTGCTAAATCAAAGAAGACAACTTCCTCGTACTGAAAACCATAGAATATGTCTGCTGCCTTTCCTCCGGTAACATAATAGCTTGTTCTTTCTGTGTAATGAGTTGCAAAATAACTTTTCCCACTATTGCCAGTAACATCAACAATCCAAATAATCTTCCTACTATCGGGTGTTCCTCGTAAATCCTCCGCCAATTGAGTCTGCCATCCATCACGTGGTATTAAATTTTCACGCGTGACTTTTGCTTCTTCTAAAGCGCGTATATAATCATGTATAAATCTTGGATATTTAGCATATTCACTTGAGTGTTCTTCCATTAAATCGATACCGCGTTTGCCAGCTTTAATGGATTCTTTTAAGGACTCAAGATCATTTCGAACTATAATTAAAATAAAAGCGTGTTTATTATTCTTGCATAGTTAAGATT